GCCTCACCTAGTAAATCCAGAATCAGAAACCTTCAGTCAATTGGACGTGTATTAAGAAAGGGAAATAATAAAACAAAAGCAACTTTATATGATATTGCTGATGATATAAGTTATAAGTCTAGAAAGAATTATACACTTAATCATTTGATTGAAAGAATAAAAATTTATAATGAAGAAAATTTTAATTATGAAATTGTAAACATACCTTTTAAGACCTAATGGGAGAAGAGTTCTACGCAGTATTAAAACTTACTTCTAGTGAAGAAATCTTATCATTAGTTTCTATTGATGAGAATGATGGAGATCCATTAATTATACTACAAAATCCAGTAACAATAAAATTAATTCATTCTACTGAAGGAATTAGTATAAAAATTAAATCTTGGATGGAAATTGCTACTGATGATTTCTTTATTATAAGACCTGATAAGGTTATTACTATGACAGAAACTAAAGATAAAAAGATTATTGGAATCTATAATGATTTTATTAATGATGATTTATTTAATCCTTATAATCCTTCAAGTAAGGAATCTTCTGGTAAGACTAAACCTTCTAAAAGTATGGGATATTTAACTTCTGTAGAAGAAGCCCGTAAGAATCTTGAAAATATCTTTAATAACTCCATATAAATCTAAGCCCCACCCTTCAAACCCAACAAAGGTATTCTACTCACATTTCAACACCTTGTCAAGCCCCTCAACATATGTTAAAATAAGAACAATTGATACTGATTAAATTAAAACGAAGATGTTATGCCAAAAAAGAAAACAGAACATTATGTAAATAATAAAGAATTATTGGAAGCAATGATTGCTTATAGAACTAGAATAGAAGAATCATATAAAAAGACTTTCAATAAAGACCTTTGTGAGCAACCAAAACAGGAAAGAGCAAAGAAGTGGGAAGGTAAACCACCGATTCCTAATTATCTTGGCGACTGTTTTCTTAAAATTGCAACACATCTTTCATATAAACCTAACTTTGTAAATTATATGTTTAGAGAGGATATGATTTCAGACGGCATTGAAAATTGTGTCCAGTACATTCATAATTTTGATCCAGAAAAATCTAAAAATCCTTTTGCATATTTTACTCAAATTATTCATTATGCCTTTTTGAGGCGTATTCAAAAGGAAAAAAAACAATTAGATATTAAGACTAAGATTATTGAAAAAACTGGTTTTGATGAGGTTATGGTTGTTGATGATAGCTTGCTTTCTGGACATAGTTCAGAGTATAATGGAATCAAAGATGCAATCCAATATCGGAACAATAAATGAAAGTAGGTTTAATTACAGATACTCACTGGTCGTGTAAAAAATCTTCTAGGCATTTGCACGATTATTTTGAGTTATTTTATAAAAATATATTTTTTCCAACATTAGAAGAAAATAATATTGATACTGTAATTCATCTTGGAGATGCATTTGATAATAGAAAGGGGATAGATTACTGGGGATTAGATTGGACAAGAAGGGTTGTATTAGAACCATTAAAAAAATACAATGTTTATATGATTGTTGGTAATCACGATGTTTTCTTAAAAAATTCTAATTCTATTAATTCTTTAGAACTTTTACTTAAGGATTATAAAAACATTAAAACATACAGTGAAGCAACAGAAGTTAATATTGGTGGACTTGATGTTTTATTTGTTCCTTGGATTAATACTGAAAATGAAGAAACAACTTTTAACCTTATTAAAAAAACAAATTGCAAGTGTTCGATGGGGCACCTTGAACTCAATGGATTTGAAGCTCATCGAGGACACACCATGGAAGATGGTATGGACAGCAAATTATTTGAGAAGTTCCAACTTGTCTTCTCGGGACACTATCACACTCGATCGAATAATGGAAGAATCTATTACTTAGGAAATCCATATGAAATGTTTTGGAATGATGTAAATGATACAAGAGGATTTCATATTTTTGATACAGAATCATTGGAACTCACACCAGTAGATAATCCTTATAGAATGTTTTATAATATCTACTATGAGGATACGAATTATAAACTTTTTAATGCAACTGAATATAAGAATAAAATTGTAAAGGTTATTGTTCGTAAAAAATCAAAACCGAAAGATTTTGAGAAGTTTTTGGATAAACTTTATTCTGTTGGTGTTCAGGATCTAAAAATCGTAGAAAACTTTCAGATACAAGAATCAGAAGATTTTCAAGTTGATGAAGAAGAAAATACTCTTTCTATCTTAAATCGTTATATTGATGATTCTGAATTTGAGTTAGACAAAAACATTATTAAAAATATTTTTCAAGATCTATATAAAAGAGCTTGCGAAGTAGAATAAATGTTTCTTCTAACACTCAAAGATCAAAGAGAAGATGGGGCATATGCTGTTCAGGATGAATATGGAAACAAAGTTTTGTTTTTATTTGAAGAAGAAGATGATGCAACAAGATATGCATTAATGTTAAAAGATGATGAAGATGCTGAGATGGATATAGTTGAAGTTGATGATGAACTTGCTATAAAGACTTGTAAGTATTATCAATACAAGTATGCGATAATTACTCCTAATGATATTGTAATTCCTCCTAAAAATGATAAATTTCAAGAAGATTAAATATAAAAATTTTTTAAGTTCAGGGAACCAATTTACAGAAATAGACTTTCAGCAGCATAATACTAATTTGATTATTGGGGCAAATGGCTCGGGTAAAAGTTCTATTCTTGATGCACTAACATTCGTATTATTCAATAAGGCATTTCGTAAAATCAATAAGAATCAATTAGTCAATACAGTAAATGAAAGAGATTGTCTAGTAGAAGTAGAATTTTCTGTTAATAACCGCGATTATTTGGTTCGTAGGGGAATTAAACCAAATGTATTTGATATTGAAGTTAATGGCAATCTTCTCCATAAGGAAGCAGATGATAGGGCAAATCAACGCATTCTTGAGGATAATATTCTCAAGGTAAATTACAAGTCATTCACACAAATTATCATTCTTGGTAGTAGTACTTTTGTCCCATTTATGCAGTTGACGACTGCAAATCGTCGTGAAGTAATTGAAGACTTACTTGATATTCGTATTTTTTCTTCGATGAATAGTCTTATCAAAGAAGAAATAAGAACTCAAAAAGATCAAATAAAATCCTTAGATCTAAAAAGAGAAAATCTAAAAGATAAAATCAAAATGCAAGAAGATTTTATCGAAGAACTTGAAAACAGAGGAAATGCCAATATTAATGCCAATAAACAAAAGATTGCCAATTTAAGTGCAGAAATTGACAATTATATGATGCAAAATGCTGTTCTTGAAGAAGATATTCATAAGTATACAAAAGAGCAAGAAGAAGTTATTGGTTCGGCAAATACATTAGTAAAACTCAATAATCTTAAAGGTAAAATATCTCAAAAAGTATCAACAATTACTGAAGAGCATAAGTTTTTTACTGAAAATACGGTATGCCCTACTTGTACTCAAACGATAGATGAAGATTTTAGGTTAAATAGAATTAGTGATGCTCAAAATAAAGCAAAGGAACTTAAAAATGGTTATGAAGAACTTGATAAAAAAATAAAGTTTGAGCAAGAGCGAGAGCGTCAGTTTAATTCATTATCAAAGGAGATTAGTAAACTAACGAATGACATTTCTCAAAACAATACTAGAATTAATCTTAGTCAACGACAAATCAGAGATCTTGAACAAGAAATTCAAACAATTACCAATCAATTACAGAACAGAAATACTGAACATCAAAAGTTAGAGGAATTCAGAGAAAATCTCCAAAAATCAATCGAACAACTTTCAGAAAGAAAGCAAGAGATTCTTCATTATAATTTTGCCTATTCTTTACTCAAAGATGATGGGGTGAAGACCAAAATTATTGATAAGTATCTTCCATTTATTAATCAGCAAGTAAATCGTTACTTGCAGATGATGGATTTTTATATTAATTTTAAGCTTGATGGTGAATTCAATGAGACAATAGAATCTCCAATTCACGAAGACTTTTCATATAGTTCTTTCAGTGAAGGTGAAAAGGCAAGAATAAATCTTGCACTTATTTTTGCCTGGCGCGAGGTTGCTAAATCAAAAAACTCAGTTAATTGTAATATTCTTTTATTTGATGAGGTTTTTGATAGTTCTTTGGATGGAACTGGAACTGAAGAGTTCTTAAAAATTATTAGATTTGTCTTAAAAGACACAAACGTATTTGTAATTTCTCATAAGACTGGATTAGAAGATAAGTTTGATTGTGTTTATAAGGCAGAAAAGATTAAGGGATTTTCTAGACTGGTAAAGCAGTGACACTAAATAAAGTGTCATAATAACTTGAAAAAACCTTATGGTTTTGTTAGAGTGAGAAAAATGCACCAGACCAATGCAAGTTCCAAATTGGCAGAAACACTCAAAAAAAGATCAAAAACGAAAACTTAAACCTCAGGCACTAAGACAAGCGAAAGCACGTCTTAAAGCACTCAAGAAGCGTCTCCAAAATGGGGACGCTTCTTTTTTATAAATAACTAAAAAGTATTTTTAGTAAAATGAGAGATCAAGAACTTTTAGATCTTCAAGAAGCATATATGGAAGTTTGTCAGTATAATGAAAATACTGATACTGAAGATTTAACTGAAGCAGGTATGAGATATTTTTCTTCTTCATCAAGACCTCCTGAACGAATTACAGGAAGATTTAAGTCTATTAGAAGAAATAGTACGACTAATCCCGATGAAGATGGTCCATATAGATTTCCATTAGACCGTCCAGTGAATCTTACAAATCAACCTGCTAATACAGAAACTCCTCAAAATACAACTTCCACAAGATCTGCTAAAAGGGGAAAAAGTAGAATTAATTTGAGCAAGATTCAGTTTAATAGTTATGATTATTATGATACTGTATTATCATATTTGCTTGATGAAGGATATGCTGAGACTTTAGAAGCAGCAGAAGCAATTATGGTTAATATGAGTGAAGATTGGAAAGAAGATATTATTGAAGCAGCAAAAGATCAATCAAATAAGCAAATAGAAAAAGGTGTAAAGACCACTTATAAGGCAGGAAATGTTCTTGACAATCAACATCAAGGTAGAAGTCGTGGGTTGAATCGTCTTTCCTCAACCGAAAGAGAAGAAAAAACGAAAAGAATGCGAGAAAGATTGAAAGCACGTAGAGATGATTTATTTGGGGAGCGTAATAGACGTGAAGATGAAGCAAGAGCAGAATTGAAGAAAAGATTAGGTCTCTGATAGGACACCTTATAAATCGTCATACCGGAGGGTCTCACCACCCTCTTTTTTTGTATAATGATCTCATACTGCACAGGACCATCAAATG